ATGGATATCTAAAAATCCATTCATTCTACGTTTTTTATTAATATAGTTTTCTAAAGCTATTTTGTAACAGAGTAAATTGGCTAGACAGAGTACTGGGAATGACAGGATTGAACCCATCAATTGACCATTCTGTTGTTCTATACTAAAACCAGTATCACGTGATAAATACTTATCTGGAAATGCCTTTCCTAATTCTTTTTCGAATTGAGGAGGATACCAAAGACGCTGTTCATATAAAACAGATTCAAAGATGGGAATTATTTCATCAGAAACATTAAGAATTTTTAATAATTCTTTAAATATAAGCTTAGTTAAATTTATATTAAGCTTATCTGTTGCTGATTTATAATCACCAGATACATGTAAATCAAATTTGAAGAAATATTTATCTTCTAAAAGTTTTTGTTTCACTTGTACATCGTTAAAATCTGATATAATGAGAGGTCTAGTTGTTAGGACCATTGCAGGTATAGTATTTATGTAGTCTTTTATCTCTACTTGTAGTGATTTGGCTAAGTATGAAGGGAGAGCTTCGGCTTTTGTAATCGTTCGAACCTTTAATGGTTCTGATAAAGGTATTACAGCTGTCCAAAGCATAGTATCTCCGTCTTCTCTAGTCACATTATTACTTCCATTCTTGTTGATTTCCTTAATTTTTTCTATAATTTTATTGTGAAAATCATCAGGTATTTCATATTGATAATTGACTTCAATTTTATCTTTAACAAAGATAAACTTTGGGACTCTTTTTAAGTCCATTGAATCAATTACTTCAGCATATTGACCACCTTGATCTCGTCTAGCTTCAAAAGAAGAGGAGTGTGAAGGTTCATAAATCTTTTTAAACTTAAAAGGTTTAGCCTTCTGATCTCTACGAGGTAAGTGATTAATACTTTCTTGAAATACACTGCCGATTTCCTCAATTCCGTGCTTTGGAGGCTCCATCATTATTTTAGCATGATCAATAATTGATTTAACTAAAAATGAATGGGGTACCATTTGACATCCACGTTTAATACCTTGTAAAAAAGTAAAACCTAATTGAAAGGACTGAAACCCTTTACGATTAAGAATATTTTTTAACATATATTTAACAGGACCGGACCATATATAAGGGGAACCAATGTATGTATCAGGTTTTTTTGGTAATTCATTTTCTAAAGCATACGCCATTAAATAGGCTGTATGGTATTTTATTGAAGAGACATAATTATCTCTATTTAATACTTTAAATGAATTTGTAACAAATAAAAACTGTGAATCATACGAAAAGTTCTGGAGGGTTTGATGTTTAGTTAAAGGAAGAAAATCTTCTAACACTAATATTTCCGATTGTATAAAGGTAATTATATCCAAAAAGAAATTATCTTTTGGGAACCAATATACTATATTTGGAATATTTTTAAATGTTTTTAATAACATTTTCTTTAATTCTACAACAACCAACTCTAAATCAACAATTCTATGTTTCTTTAGAAACCATTTTGGTTTTCTGGAGAGCATCACACGGATCTTAGATATTAATAGATCCACGTCAGTAGTTACACATAGGAAGTTATCGTTTATGATTTCTGAATCAAGATTCAGGTATATACGGTAATCATTAGTTATGAAAATTTTATTTTCTTCTAACCATGTGTAGATGCGATTAATGTCAAAGAAACTAGATTGTTGTTTCTTAGCATTAACCGACTTTTCACCTCTTCCTATAATACTAGAAGAGGGGACAGGATGGGGTTTTTTAAAGCCCTGTCTTACTGATTCCACCAAGCTATCGCAGAGGTATCTAACTGATATCTTTTTCTTACTGTGAACTTGTTTCATGGGG